CAGTAAACTCACTGAGCTTGTACTGACTCTTCCAAAGTGATTCGAGCTTTTCATCATCTCCGCTGAAGAGAACGGAGGGTGCTTCGAATTCCGACTTGTCGTAGTTGACGAAGCCAGAAACCTTACGCACCTTGAGCTTGAAGTTTGCACCCTTCCAGTAATCGAATGGATTTACTGGTTCCTCATCTTGGAATTCAGGGTTCATTGCTTCAAGACACTTATCGTGAATCTTCTTTCCATACTTGTAGAGAAAGACCTTACCTTCGTTCTGTGGATTCGCGGGATCGCTAATCACCAGAATGTTGGAGAAGTATGAGAGACGGCGCTTACGCTCACGCGCAATATCCTTATCACTCTCAACTCCACTGTTCCAGAGACGACTGTTCATCTCGGAAACGGGATCCTTCTGACCAAGTGTAGTCAGACTGTTCTCGATAAACCAACCACCTGGTCCCTTGAACCCGTGGTTGTACACCTTTGCCCAAGGCACATCGCCATCACCATCACACGGAGGGAGAAAACGAATAACGGCATAACCATTACCAGACTTGTCCAGTTCAGGTCGCCAAATGCGATCGTCGGTGTAGCTCTTCTTCTTGTCCATTGTTTCCATCTTCGACTGAAGACTGTTAAGACTGGACTCTGACTTCTTCTTAAAATCTGCAAAACTCATGTTGCATTCCTTCCCCGAGGAACTACCTCGGCCTTGTAAATTGACTGGGAACTCCCCAGTTCTGTTAGATAAGTATACCCCATTCGAGACATGATGTCAAGTTTAAATGGGTAATTTTGCGGTTTGGGGAAGCATGTTGAGGCTTTCCCCCTCTGCCTGAATCTTCTCTATGATCGGCTTTGATAAATACTTTGCCGCGAAGGCAGGTTCTAGATCGTACTGATCACAAAGCCCTACGATGGCATCAATATACGATCCACCATACTCTTCTACGGCTTTCTGTAATTCTGTGGTAAATAGTCTTTCAACTTCTTCAAACATAATATATCCCTTTCAATTCAAGAATTATAGTTCAAGTACCACAGTCTAACAAGTATATATATTAAGAATATTCAAAATTCTCAGGAGATGGGACACAGATGACTGATCCAAACAGAATCGTAGTAGTTGAAGGAGTAACAAGCTCTTTCATTGCAACAGATACCGTTACCGTAAGCGGAGCTACCCAACACTTTCAATACGTAAAGCTCGCATGGGGCCCAGATGATACCGTTAATCTAGTTGACTCTGCAACAGGAAAGCACATTCCTGTTCAGCTTTACGCTGGTGGTAGTGCAATCACTACAACTGGTAACGCTTTGGATGTAAACATTGGTGCTAGTGGTATCACACTCAACACTGCACTTACGAATTTAGGGATCACTTCAGTCTTTGTTGAGGGTACAACATACGCAACCGTTCCCGTGATGATATCTGGCACCACCGCAATCGGTGGTGCGGTTGGTGTTACAGGTGATGTTGCTGTCACTGGATCCATAACCACTACACCATCAAGTGTATTTGGAGTTACAGTCGCAGGATATACAGAAGCCACAATCCCAGTATTAATTTCAGGAACTACTGCTATTGGTGGTCCTGTCGGAGTAACTGGAAATGTTACCGTTGATGGATCAGTTTCTCTAGCAAGTGTATATGGAGTCACTGTTGCAGGGTACACAGAAGCCACAGTTCCAGTATTGATTTCAGGAACAACCGCTATTGGAGGTGCTGTCGGAGTAACTGGGGAAGTTACTGTCACCGCAACCGACTTGGATATTCGAGGACTTACTTTCGGTGAATTAGGGGCCAGTGCCGCAGCACAAGATTCTGTTGTTGTACAAGGTGCAAGTGGAGCGTTCCCTGTTACCACGCTAATTAGCGGAGCAAGCGCCCAAGGTGTCGCCAGCACTCCAATTGGATCATCTGGTGACGCACTGAAAGTCGCCGTTGTTGGTGCGGGTATTAATGCAACTGTAAACGTAGGAAGTGTAATTGAAGTCAAGAGCGGTGATGAGACCTCGTATTTACAGGTTTCTGGAAGTTCTGCTGGAGATTCCTACGCACACCCAATTATAGTTGGGGGTTGTGCAGGAGCAACTGCAATTGGTGTTGCCTTTCATGGTGTTTGTGGTGGTGCAACCATCGACGTTACTGGATCCCATGTAAAAATCGACAGCGGTTCAGTAACAGCCACCGTATCTGCAACTGATCTCGATATTCGAGGTCTCAGTTTTGGTGCGGCGGGACATACTCTAGCAAAAGCTGATGCCACTGATAGTGTTGTGATTCAGGGTGCCACCGCAATGTATCCTGTTCATAACGTATTGCATGGTTTTACTAGTGATGAAGTTAATTCTGTTCCACTTGGTTTGACTTTCGATGGTGCTACTCCAATTCTTCGAACCTCTCTTGATCCTCGCTTTGCAACGAATGTAAATGCTCTACAGGTTCAAGGAAGAGCAGACGGTCTTACTCTCAACCCAGTAGCAATAGTTGGTATCACAGGATCACCAGCAAATCCAGTCATTGGCGTAACATTCAGCGCAGGATCTACTATCCAACAAGTGGTTGGAGGATCATCATCGGATACCCTCAAGACATTCCTACATGGTCTTTCAAGTGGAAATACTGTGATGCCAGTCGGTGTCTCTGGTGATGCTCTGAAAGTTTACATTGAAGACATCAACGTAAGCGCGAGTATTAGTGACACAAGCATCGATGTAAACAATACTGATCTTGCAGTCAGGGGAGCAGGTACTGGTACAAATGGAGTGTTTGTGTCAGGTACGGCTGGTTCGACACATGCATATCCCATAATGGTTTCGGGATTTGAGTTTAACGACACTGGCGGGATAACCTTCGCTCCAGTCGGAGTGACTCACGCGCACCTCAATGAACTCGAAGGTTTGTCTGCTGGAATCACTTCCATCAACAACCTTCTGGCTGGAATCAGTTCAGGAATTGACGGTGTGACAACTGGACTGTTCGATGCGATCGAAAAAATTGCTGAGGGTACTGGTAATCAATTCGAAACACTAGGAACTGCTGTTGGTAATCCTGGCGACGACGAGGGTCATGATGATATCGTTACGGTTCTCAACGATTTGCGTGATGCGCTAACAACAGCAGCGGATGCTACTGCGATGGATACAATTCCTGTTTCAGTTAGTCCGCCCGATGCCATTCTTAGTGAACAGATATCCGTCACTGGGCTAGACCCAGTGCCTTTCACTAATGCAGACACTCTATCGTCTGGAGTACGAATCAAATCCCCATCTGATGCGCCTGGAGATGTTTTCATTGGAACAACCTCAGTGACCGCTGCTACTGGATACTTACTTACGCCTGGTGATGATGTGTTCATCGAAGCAGCATCGTTCAACTTGATTGGTGCAATAGCCGCAGACCCCAGTGTATCAGTAACATTATATGCAATAGGAAGTTGATAGTATATGCCTGAATTGAATGATATACAATATGATGAAAATAAAGGTGAGTGGTTTCCTTTTCATGACGTTGAAAATCCAAACACCAGATCCAGAGCGATGTACTTCTTTCATAACTCACTAGGAGAAGTCACAACGAATGTGGATCTTGAGTTTGCTGAAGATATACAAATTGGTGGTAGTAGTAGTGGTGGGGGTGGTTCTAGCTGGACAGGTCCAGCAGATGACATACAGTCATGGCCAATAAAGGACCTGGATACTGGAGAACCCATTGAAAATTATTCTAATAATTCCGCCGGCGAGGCCTCTTCTTGTTACAAATATCGAATACAGGCAGGACAGAACGGTGACGGACTACCGTTTAGGTTTAGAATCGTAGTATGGAAACCTAACAATGATACACCAGAAGATTTAGCGATATACAATCGTTACTTGAACGCATTAAAATTTATGTTCTCTACTGACAACACAAGTATAGAAATCACTAGGGTTGACGATCTGGACGGTGCCAATTATTTGCCTTCAGAGACTGGTGTCTTGCCGATGGCTGATGTTGTAGATTTACCAAGTGTTGAAAAAATTGACAACGCGGGCGCAGCTCCCCGTGCAAATAACGACTGGGCAATTGATGACCGAGAAACTGGGAACAATGATGGTTTCGTCGCCTTAGCAAGACGATTGCAGCAAGTCGATGGGTTTATGCGTTTACCAGCACTTGAGCCACGTATTGACTGGGAAGTGACTGATTCTGTCGGTACGATAGATTGGAACGCAGTAGCAGGGGGTGATGGAGATGGTGGAGATGGTGGAGAAACCGAAACGTTAGAGGGGTTTTTCCTTGTCGATACTGAGGACAGTCTTGATTATAATATTGGAGACTACCTTCTTTTAGAAGGAGATACCCAGAGTGGATTTCATGACAGGGTGGTGTTCGTCAGTTCCGTACTAACAAACTCTAGTGGTGTTACAGTATATGAAATACAAATGTTAGATGATCTTGGTTTCTTTGACGGAGAAGAAGGAACTTTTAATGTTACCAAACTAACCAACGCGCCAAAACTGCAAATTACATATACAGTACCAAACGATACATCAGATAGCACCACCATCGTAGATGATGTACCAAACGTATAGGATTAAAAATGTCATATAACTACGGAACATCCACCTCAACTAAAAATTGGAACCCAACGGGTTCCACTGGGAATAGGCTAGCTTTTTTTGGAACAGGTCAAGGTGCTATTGTACCTCTCCTTCCCCAATTTGGATGTGGGCTAAATGGCCCTAATACTTTTTGTTTTTTCATAGCTACCACATCAGATTCATCCGACGAATCTGGTTTTTCTAGACGAACTGCATGGCGAAAGGCGTATAGATTTCTTAATCGGTTTGATCCTGTCAATATCAATATGGATAGAAAAGGCGATCGCCGTGATGCCAGTGCAACCTATGAGGCAAACAGAGATTTCTTCGACGCTAACCCAGCCTATGTAACACCATTCGATCACAAGCCACCGTGTAGATTTCCTGTTACTCGATTTTCTAATCCAGGCATGTCTGGAAACACACCCGCCCTCATAGAAATACCTTACTCTATGAAACTTAGAGCAATCAATGTTGCGGGTGATTGGGATGGTCGTCTCGACGATAGCGATCCATCAGTGACTTGGGCTATTGGTCAAGGTGGACTTGGATTGGGAGAAAGTAGAACCCCGAATACCATAGAATTCCCTTTCTTAAAAACAGGAGGGCCTTCGATTGAAAACATCAAGGTAGATACTCTTCGAGCAGTCACCCCAGCCTACTCTGGTGAAATAGTAGCATTCCGTTCTGATACTGACAGTGGTGCTGAAGGAGGAGGTCTGGGCTATATGGGAAATGATGATAAGGCTAAAATTTACATAGACATCACCCAGACAGATGAAGTGTTGAGATGGAATCCTGATTCGGATATCAAACCAGAAGAATGGTGGATTCAAACTTTCAGAACACTACAGGTAAAAAATTCAGATAAGCCATCTCTTGGCTTTGTTCCCTTTAGTCCAACTAGTATGGAAGTGGTGTCTGCCGATAAAAATAACTACATCGTTTCTTTTACTTCGTTTAAGAAGTTCCCTCTCAGTAAATGGAAAAATGGGGACAACATTCGTGTTGAATTCAAGAGAAAGAAAATAATTCGATTAGATGACGACAGAACGCCTTGGAGTGGCGCAGAATATGAAAATATTCGATACAGAAGTATCGATGATGAGTTCCGAGATGATTTCTTCGTCCAAGCTCCTATAGAACCCCCAATTCTAACTGGAGCCTGTTGTATCGATGGAGTGTGTACACAAAAAACTTTTGAGGAGTGTAGCGAAGCTGGTGGAGAATTCTTCGATGTGGGATCTACAACGTGTACAGATTGTGATGATGGTGGTGGAGGCGGCAGTGGACAACAATCGTCCGAGATACTCCCATTTACATTATCACTAAACGGAACACTCGAAGACGGAACTATTACAATAAATTATCCCGATGGTTTTGATGCCACCGAGATAACGTTTGAAGTCTATATTGAAGATGATGTCTGATCAGTCTTCTTTATTCCAAGGAAAAAATGTTCTGACCCAGTACCAGAGTTTTCGACCACTTAGCGCACCAAGGCCGAAAACGACTGCGGTATAGAAAATAGTTCCTAGAATTTCAGATAGCGTGTAGTTGAAGTCTTCCATTTTTATTTCCTTTCAATGGATTATTGAGTTATCAGTTTGATAGTCTCAGGATTGTTTTGCCTAATTGTGACCGTCTTTGTTCCCGTCATGATTAGGCTCTTTGATTCGCTTACTGCCTTTGTTATCGAGACTCCAGAGGAGTCCGTGGAGAGTCTCTGTGGAATCTCCGTATGGACGACGATTCTTTTCTCCTCAGCGTCCTCTAGAGACGCTGTGAGAGCTTTGAACCCCCCAATATGTAGAACAAGGTATCTAATCATCTCGTCACGTCAGGAGCGACTCTGAAGCGTCCTTCGAGGATCCTAGTAACTGTACCATCAGTGGCAGTTAGCTCAACATCATAGAAGTGCTGCCCTTTAGGTACGTTCTTCATAGTGGCACTATCAGCAAAGGCAAAGATGCCTCCCGTGGTTCCTGCCGTTACTCCTGCGGATGTAGCGTTGAGGAAGAACCCACCTGTACCTGCCGTTCCTGCGAACGTGTTTCCGACTGTGTAGGATCCCGTAGAACCCCCACCAGTGAGTCCACGCTCCATTGTGTTCCCCTGTAGGTGCAGGATGATATCAGACGCATCAGCAGAGCGTCTCACCTGCATGTCCGCTGTGTACCCGTTCAGATCGATACCAACCGACCCTGCTGTCTGATATTCAAGAAAGAGCTTGAACGTAGAGCCTCTGTCTACGTCGAGATCGTGTTTAGCTGCTGACATTAATAGCCTCCTGTGCTATTTATGTATACACGATCTTGTAGAATAATACGGTCGGTGGGACTCGAACCCACATGAAGTATACCTTCGACGGATTTTAAGTCCGTTGCGTCTGCCAATTCCGCCACGACCGCTTCGATTATCGAATCTTCTTTCCGTTGCCTCTTCGAGAGGTACGAGAAGGAGCGTTACCCTTCTTCAACTTTGACTTGCGTGGGCTTCCCACCTTGATCATGTTGTTGACGTGTGAAGATTGCTGTGAGGAGTTCTTAGCCATTTGCTTCCTTTCTAAAGAAGAACGATTCCATCAGAGGTAGTGTAATAAATTTTATCGAAGATAGATGCACACCAGAGCATACAGTTTGAACAGGGCTTCGATAATCTCATGTCACCAAAACGATTCATTCTATAATTGACAAGAGTGAGATTTGTTTTCGGTCCTTTGTATCGAAGGAGTGCATCTAGTTCCGAGTGAACTTCATTATAACGATATCCATACTTTTTTGCAAGTGGGTGTGTCTTGCTTTGGTTGGTTCCGATTGATACGATGTTACCTTTTCGAATAATCAGAGAAGTGTGCTTCTTTGATCTAGGATTGGCAACAGTTACAGGTCTTGCAACATCAATCGTCTTTATGATTTTAGGATCAATATCCAACGTTAGGCCCCAAACACGCTCGGAAAGACTTGAACTTTCGACCTGCGGATTAGAAGTCCGCTGCTCTATCCGACTGAGCTACGAGCGCGTATTCTATTCAGTGAGAGTCAATGCTGGTCCGCTCACCGACTGCTTCGGTGGAACAACGAGACCGTTTCCAAACGCACTGTTGTATTCGTTGATCAGATCTCCATGCGGAGGAACTGAGAACAGAATGAAGTTGTTTGAAATTGATACTCCATCTTCCATGTCAGCGTATGGAAGCCACGGAACAATTCCGACACTCTGCTGTCCTGTTGGAAGGAGAATAACTGGCTTCTTAAGAAGAAGGGAGTTGTCCTCCACGGTCACGTCAGCGATCAGTTCTTCGCCGCTGCTTAGTCTTACTAGTTGAATGTTCATTTTTCTTTTTGCCTTTCTTCTTAGAAAAAATCTTGTCGTAATTCTCTCGATACTTTTCGAGATCTACCTTTCGGTATTTATCGCCCTTACCTGCACTGTGGGAACCGCTCATCGTGAGCGATCCTTCCTCCACGGACAAGTAGGTCCAAGAAGAAGAAGAGTGGGAACCCAGAGACCAATGAAGACACCTAGAATTTCATTTGTCTGGTATGTCCAGATTGAAAAAACAATTGAGGCAAACGCAAAGAAATACAGAAACTTACCAATGAGATCCATCATGATCTACTCCTTGTTCCAAAGAACGTTTAAAGAATTATCAAAAACCATTAAGAAACGATGCTTCCTACTTCTCTGTCGCCATTCACCTTCAAGGCCACTCATCTTTCCTCTTGAGTGTTTGACAAAAGATCCATCAGGTTGCTTGATCCAGAAATCTTTCTTGGGATCAGTTAAACCATAATACCCGAAGTTGAGTGCCTTGTAAAGCGTTCCTTGATGAAAATCTGAATCTGCATAGCTCAGAATCGCTCTCACATTTGTTTCCAACCGAAGACGTTTGATGCATCGTGCAATGAACCACGAACAAAGATTATGTTCTTCTTCTTGGACTTTAGGATGCAAACATACACGGCTTAATTCGAAGAGACCGTCTTGTTCTTTTCTACTTAACCCGAATGCAGACTGTGCAATCTCGGGAACTGGGATACCTGTAAAAATACAAGCACCAAGAGGACCGTCGGCCGAAATAACTTCATTCCGAAACAGTCCATAGTTGTATCCTGATTTGAAACCACGGGAATGATCCTTGAGATAATGATATTCAAGAAGCAAAGATCCCGCTTCTTTCTTACCGATAGAATCAATCATAAAGTCTGATTTCATAAAGCGCCTGAACGGACTCGAACCGTCAACATTTAGTTTGGAAAACTAACACTCTACCAATTGAGTTACAGGC